GGGGGGGGGCCGGGGGGGGGGGGGCGTGGCCCGGCGAGGCAGGGCAGGCAGGGCAGGCAAGGCTGGGCTTGGCACGGCACGGCGCGGCACGGCTGGGCAGGGCGGGGCAGGCTCGGCGTGGCGGGGCTTGGCGGGGCGTGGCACGGCGTGGCAAGGCTTGGCTTGGCTTGGCAGGCGTGGCGTGGCGTGGCGCGGCGTGGCGCGGCGAGGCTTGGCAGGGCAGGGCAGGCAGGGGAAAAATCGCAGTGCTGGCGATATTCGGCACACTTGATTAGTCAAGGCTTTACGCCTAACGACTCATATCACAAAACCGGAGTTCTACGATGAAGATTAGTATCGAAGTGACGGGAACCAGTCCCTTGTTGATGCACAACCCCCGGATGGTCGACCCGGATTTTGAGTTGAACCGGGAAATCAAGGCATTGACCGGCAAGCGAAAGAAAACCGACGCCGATCTGAAACAGATCGAAAAGCTGGAATGGTACGGCGGGCTTTACCCGGAAAACAACATCGTGGTGCAGCCCACCTCCAAGTTGCGGAAATCGCTGGTCAACGCCGCCAAGATTTCCAAGCAGGGCAAAGCCATCGAACGCGCCTTGTCGTTTTCCTCCTTGAACACGCCGTTGATTTATGACGGTCCCAAGGAAATCGACGAGCTTTTCAAAGACCCTCGTTTCCATTCCCGGCTTTCCGTGGGCATTGGGAACAAGCGCGTGATGCGCGTTCGCCCCAGTTTTTTCCCGTGGGCGCTCAAGGTGACAGGGTTGTTCATTCCCGACGCCGGCATCAATTTCGACGAACTGCAACGCATCGTCGAACTGGCCGGACTGGTGGAGGGGATTGGCGACAATCGAATCAATGGCTACGGGCGCTACACCGCGATACTCAGGAAAATCTAACCATGGCCTTCACGATCACCCGAGAAGATGGCCGGTCCAACAGTCAAGTGCTACTCGACCTGGTGAACGGTAAATCCCCTGGCACCGTCTTTCCGTATGCCGAACTGATCGACGTGCTATCCGCCCATACGGATCGCCGGTATTCCCGAACCGAAGTTCAGCGGATCGTGGTCATGACCTGTCCCCGGATGTTAAAGGAACAGGCCAGAACGTTGATATGTATCCGACATGTTGGGTATCGAATCGCCCCCGCCGCTGATCACGCCATGATTGCCGGCACGCGCAAGAGTCGGGCCGACAAACAATTGCTGCGCGGGGTCGAAACCTTGCAGAACGTTCGGTGGGACGAGATGGATAGCAATCAGCGGCTCGCCCACGAGGGCCAATTATTGATCTTTAGCGCCCTTCACGAACAAATGAAGAGCCATGATCGGCGAATCTCGGCTATCGAGCACGCTATCCTGAAATCGCAGGGATGACCCTCCTCACCCTCCCCCAGGCCGCCGCCACGTTGCAGGTATCCGCCCGCACGCTACGGCGCCTGGTGGAAACCGGCGCGTTGCCCTGCATCCGCATCGGGCGGCTGGTACGCATCGCCCCTGACGATTTGGCCGTCCTGATCCATACTCATCGGGCGCGACCGGCGCAACCGGAGGAGCCATGTCGATTTATAAAAGGGGCGGTGTCTGGTGGATTCGTTTCACCACGCCAGACCGCCGAGAAATACGGGAGTCTGCTCAAACTCCCGACCGTCGCCAAGCTCAGGAATACCACGACCGGCGCAAAGCCGACTCGTGGCGCATCGCCAAGCTTGGCGAATCCCCCCGCTACACCTGGCAACAAGCCGTAGTCCGCTGGCTGGAAGAGCACGCGGACTACAAAGCCCTCGACACCGCCACCGCCCGCCTGCGCACCGCTCACACCTATTTTGGCGGGCTGGATCTGGACCAGATCGATACCGCCACCCTCACCCGCGCCCTGCTGGCCTACCGCGCCACCGGCGTCAAGGCCAGCACCGCCAACGCCTGGCTCGCCATCGTTGCCGCCGTGCTCGCCAGCGCCCACCGCTGGGGCTGGCTGGCGGTCGTCCCCACCGTAGACCGGCTACCGGTCACCGAGCGGCGGTTGCGCTGGCTGACCCGCGACGAGGCCGCCCGGCTGATCGCGGAACTGCCCGACCACCTCCAGCCCATGGTCCGGTTCTCGTTGGCCACCGGCCTACGCAAGGGCAACGTCTGCCGGCTGGAATGGAATCAGGTGGATCTCGAGCGGCGCGTGGCGTGGATTCACGCCGACCAGGCGAAGGGCAAGCGGGTCATCATGATCCCGCTGAACGCCGATGCGGTGGTGGTGTTGCGCGAACAACAGGGGCAACACCCCCGCTGGGTGTTCGTGCGCGAGGGGCAACCGATTTTGCGGCCCATCGCCAGCGGCTGGTATCCCGCCGTGCAGCGGGCCGGATTGACGGGCGTGCGCTGGCATGACCTCCGCCATACCTGGGCGAGCTGGCACGTGCAGGCCGGCACGCCCCTGGCGGTACTGAAAGAGTTGGGCGGCTGGGCGTCGTTGGATCTGGTGTTGCGCTATGCCCACCTGGCGCCCGAACACCTGGCCGAGCACGCCGAACGCATTGCCGGCCCGCGCCTGGTCCGCACAAATTCCGGCACACCCCCGGCGCCAATGCCGCTAAAGGCCGGAACCGGCTGAAGTTTTTTCAAACGTGCCCGTTGTCCAGGGACTTGACCCCGCGCAACAGCCTTTACAAATCAATCACTTGCCCGCGTCCGGTCGCGCAATCAGTGACAGGAAAGGGCACAACGCGCCCACCGCAGCAGGGAGCACCGCACAAAACCCGCACACGAAAAAATAATTCATTCTCCCTATTGACACACTTACGAAAGCGGTTATACTAGAACCATGAACAGCGGCATGGGGCCGCTGAGGAGAGAAAGATGAACAAGACCACTACCCTGCGCCTGGCCCGCCGCATTGCGCGGCTGGCCGGTTTCACCGCCGCCCCGTACATCGTGTACGGGACCGGTTCTTGCGCTCGTGGTCCCTACAACGGGACCGCTGCGGGCCGGCTTGCCGCCGCCCGCGCCTTCCGGTTCGCCCCGTCCCCGGATGGTGCGACGTTGTACGCGGGCGACGTAGTAATCGCCCGCGACTACTGAAACCACCACCCGCCGCCCTCCGGGGCGGCATGAAGGAGAGAAAGATGAACAGCACTCACAACCAAATCAAAGCGGCCTTGCGGGATGTCGATTACCGGCTGCCAATCGGCGAGTATGGCCGGCTGGTGATGTGGATTGATACCAGCGGCGGAATCCGCGCCCGCATCGACGAGGAATCCCGCCGCGACGCGGCTTACGTGGTCCGGCTGGAATCCAAGCTGGACAACACGGAAGGAAAGCTCTCGGCGCGCGGCGCGGTGCGCGCGCTGCTGGAAGCGGAGCCAGAAATCCGCCGCCAACTCGAAGATGATGCCGACCGTGACGAGACGGCGGCGGCAATAGTAGCCATTGACCGCGAGCGGCGCGAAGCGATGGAACGCAATCGCCGGCCCATGCCGGGCTGGCAAAAGCGATAACCACCACCACCCGCCGCCCTTCGGGGCGGCCTTGAGGAGATAAAAATGGACATGGTAGCAACGATGGTCGGAATTCGGTCTTACATCGTAGATATGGATTCCGACTGCGTCTATGTCGAAACGCGGCGGTTCCCCTCGACAAAGATCGTCCTCCGCGAAATACCGAAGGACGGCCCCCGCGCTCAGGAAGCGCGTCGGTTAGCCGTCAAATCCCGCGCACTGCGGGCGAAGGGGTTTTGATGCCCACCCCCGCCGCCCTCCTCCGGGCCATGCGCCCGGTCCGCTCCTACACCTGCGCCCACTGCGGGCGCGGGTTTACCGCGTCTGACGAACGGGCGCGGTATTGCAACAATAGATGCCGACAGGCCGCGAAGTACCAGCGTATGAAGGAGAAACGAAATGAACCGCACGCTATTGAGTCTTGCCCTGATTCTGGCCGCGCCGGCGTTCGGCCAGACGATGTATAAATGCCCGAATGCCGCTGGGGTAGTGGCCTATCAACAGATGCCCTGCACCCCCACCGGCGGCGGCGAGTCCATTGCTGTCAAGTCGATCCCGATGGGCGCGGGTTCCGGGATCAGCGACAACGCCCGCGCCTATCTGGCCGAGCGCGACCGCTACCGCGCCGAACAAGCGCAGGCGCAAGCTGAGGCGGACAAGGAAGAGCGCCGCATGACCGCCGAACACCACAAAGCGAGGGCCACCGAAGAACAGGCCGCCGCGCAACGCGCCACCGCCCGCGCGATTTGGGCCACGGGTTGGCGGCGTTAAATCTCGATGGTCAAGCTCGCCAAGCTGGGCGCTTCCCCGTCCAGCTTGCCCTCCAACACGAAGTAGCGGGTCCCCTCGGTCCCGGCGCCCTTCGCCCTGACCACGCTACCCCCCGGATACTGAATCGTACACTCGCCGAAGTCGGCGCTGATGCAGGTCCCCACCGTTCGCAACGAGCGCCCGGTCAGCGAACTGAACCGCTTGAACAGGTTTTTCACGATTCCACCTCGATTTCCCGCCGCTCCAGCCCCACGCTTTGCCGCACGGATAACGCCCCGCCCGCCCATTGCGCGCTGATCCGGCAACTCCGGCTCACGCCTTTAAGGCCGGCGATGCTGACGATTCTGCCCGGTGGCACGAGGGGGAAGGCGGGATTGGCCAGCGGGTTGAACAGCGTTTCCGCGTCCATTTCCCAGCCGGCGCCCGAATCCGACAGCGCATTCAGCCCGCGTTGCTGGGCGGCCACTCCCGCCTCATCGCAGAGCAGCTCGTTGACAATCGGCTCGGCGGGTTGCAGCGCGCCATCGGTGCCGGCGATCTTGACCAGGACCAGCGCGCCATGGCTGGTTCCCGACACGTAGACCCCGTTGAGCGGCTGGGTATACACCGGATTTTGCGTCAAGCTCAGGATCGCGGATTCAGGAATGGCCAGATCCGCCGTCGCCCCGTCTACCAGCCAACTCGCCACCGGCCAGCGTTTTTGCAGGGTGATGACCGCGTCGGCGGGGTGACTGTACAGCCCGTCATCGGTCGTGTTCGCCAGCCGGATGAGCACGCCGATGGGAGTATTCCAGGCCGTGTACCGCCCGGCCGGAACCAGCCAGTTCTCGCCCTGCCAGTCCAGGGTAAAGCCGGTGGTGGTCAGCGCCGCCTCCCCCAGTTGCACCATTTCGCGTGCTTGGGATTCGCTGAATCCCTGGCTGGGGGTATACGGATCGTGCAGCCATGCTGACCGCGAGCGGCCTTTGATCGTGGTCCGGTTTGAATTGAACGCCAAAGCCTGGCTGGGTACGTCGAGCAGGAATCGCCACACCTGCCCGTTGATGGTGGCTTCCACCATGCAGGCGAGCGGATTGGGCTGTACCAGCTCCCAGGCGTCCGGCCCCGCCAGCGTCGCAGTCAAGCCCCAACACCAGGAATCAAAATCGGTTTCGATGGTCATGCCGGTGACCGGCAGCGGGGTCAAATCGGGCCAGCGCGTCAGGCTGACCACGTTCGTGGTCATGTAGGACCTCCGATAGGGAATTTCGCGCTCGGCGAAGAGGATGCAGGGCGAGCGTCCGATGCGCAGCGTCGTGCCCGGCAGCGGACAACGAATATGGAGCGTCGTGCCCCACGGCCAGGGGATGATCGGCGGAATCGGCGGGCCGGGATTCGGCGCGTTGCCGGGATAGCCGGCCTGCTGCCAGATTTCCACCTCGACGGCGATGAGACTCAAACCCTGCTGCATCCCGTCCCGAACGTGCTGGGTGATCGGGTCGCCGTGTTGCCAGACCGGGCGGGCGAAAGGAATGACCAGCGGCAGCCGCGCCTGGTACGGACTGGCTACCGATGACGTGACCGGCTGACCCCCCTGCCAGGGGGTGACCGTCTGCTGTTCCAGCCGGGGCGACGGTTGCCAGCAGGTGGTTTTGCCATCGCCCAGCCCGTCCGCGTCTTGCCAGCGGTCGAGTCCCGCGCGATCCAGGTGCAGCGAATCCTGCCAGACGTGGCGCGCACCATCGCTCAGGAGCGCCGCATCCTGCCAGGGGGTATTGGGGCCTACCCGCGCCGGTTGCGCGTCTTGCAGGCCCTCATGCACGCCTTTCGCGGCCAGATCGCCGTCTTGCCAGACGGTCGCGGTCAGGGCATGAATGGCCGAGAGCAGGTTGGGGTCGTAACCGATGTCCAGCCGCCCGGTGGGCGCCAGCGTTTCGCCCGCCACCACCGCAACGGCGATGGGCATGACGCGGATGGACCCGGTGGGGGCCAGCGTTTCGCCGGCCAGATCCAGCACGGTATGCTTGCCGACCCGGATCAGGCCCGTGGGCGCGAGGGTTTCGCCCGCCACCACCGCCAGGGGTTGCCGGTCTACGACGATCAGGCCGGTGGGCGCGAGGGTTTCGCCCGCGAGGGTAACGGATCGTTCCGGCAGCGCGGTTGCGCCAATGTCGAGATCGGCAGTCCCAACCGGTGGGGTATAACTCCCCGTCAGTGCGAGATCGGCGGTCCCGACCGGCGGGGTGTAAGCCATGTTACCGCTCGGTCAGCACGAAACTCGTGATCGTGCAGTACCCGCCCTCGACCAGGCTGAGGTTGTCGATTTCGATGACCGCGCCGGAACTGGCAATCCCGACATCCGCATCGCAGATCGTACCCGCACTATCATCCACGACGCGCGCCCAGGCCGCTGTTCCGCTGGCGGCGATCAGCGCGGCAGCAGGGTTGGTGCCGGTGAATACCCCGTTGGTGACCGTGCCCGAAGGATCGGCCAGCGCGAAGGTGACCAGCAGGGTTTGGGTGGTGATGGCGGTGTCCGCATCTGCGGGGCGCGTGCCGTCGTATACGCGGATTTCGCCGCCCGCCAGCCAGCCGGCCAGCAGGTTGCCGCGACTGGTGCGGCGGGCGACGGCAAATCCAAGGATGTTGCTCATGGCATGGGTTCCGGGGTGACAAGGTCGGCAATGGCGGCGTTGAGTGGATTGTCGCCTTCGTCGAAGGCGATCACGTAATACCCATTGGCCAGATAGGGGAGATAATTAAACTCGTAGGAACCATCAGTAGCCGATGACCAAGTTTGAGCGTACATCACCCCGTTCGTTCTGGAATATAAACGCACTTTATACCGTCCAGCAACACCTAATTCAGTGACAGTTCCAGATATTTTGTATTTACCATAAGTTGACTTCAGGTTTGATTGTAAAACAGTGTTTATGACTGTGCAGGGCAAAACACCATTTTGGTATTGAGCGACAGTAGCAACATCATCCCATGCGCTGAAGCCGGTTGGTGGCGTATAGGTGAGTGAGCCAGATGCAAACCTGGCTGTCACTGTTGCGTTGTATAGAGCAAGGGCCGGAAAGATTGTAAACACCAAGCCAGGATTATTATTCGATACCGAATGGGATGGATTGAGACCATTCGCTGGATCGCCGCTCTGAATCCAGGTGTTATTGATTGCATACCAAATTTTATGGGCAGCAGCATCCACCGCAACCCCTACTACATCGTTCACGGCAACAACCGAGCCAACATCAACAGTTGCATTGCCCCAATACAGATCAGCAGTGTCACTCGTATTAGAAGCACGGTAGCCCCATGATAGATTAGTCGTGCCTAGAATGGCGTTGGATGCGACAAGATTCATTCCATAAGGAGATGCCAACCCAAACATATAATGACTAAAAGCACTGGATGTGAGTTCAAAATACCCCTTGCCAGTCTCAAGTAGCCCATATTTGCCAAGTACAATTCTCCAGGTAGAACTGCTGTTATAAACTGTTAAGTCGCCATTGCTTAGCGTTAGATCGGGATTTTTTTTGTTAGGGTCCCATGTCGTAGTTGTCATGTCACCTCCACGGGCCTGTAATATCGAACGCACCAAAATAAGAATCGATCGCCAAAAACATCAATTCGCGCCCAGGTAAATGAACAGAATCAGTTACTACAACATTCTGAAGTAAAATACTAGCAGTTGAATGCAGTGGATTATAAAATCCTGGCATCAAACCACGCGCCGCAGTTGCGGAATTCTCCCATACTTCTATGGGCCAAAATAACGCCTTGTTATTGATTGGCATTGGGAAACGTTGAGTATTATTTCCAACAACTGTACCGCGACCACTGGAATATCTATGACTACTAACAGGGCCTAGATCAAGTCCGGTATAGGCTCGCGCAATATAAGCTCCAGTTGCATTAGCAAGATTACCTAAGTAGGAAGAACTACTTGAACCAGTGGAATATAAGATTTGAGAATGATATTGATCTGTTTCAAGATAGGAAATCAGGTCACCCCATGAAAAATTACCGCTATAATTACTATTAAGACCAGCATCAGAAAAAACATATAACATCTTACTATCAGAGATAGCACACCAAGGCCGAGTGCTACTGGTGCTACTAGCCTTGTAGAAATAACAATTTGCGGCTTGGGCTACCGTCGGGTATGGATTTGTGCCAGTGCTAATGTCGCTCATGGCCTCGTAGCCGCGCATAGTGGCATAGGTGGTCGTGGTGTCATTTATGCGCAAATAGAACTGCGTTCCCGGTGCGGCGCTGCGATAGGCTGCGAGATTCGTTCCGCTAAATGGCTTGGTCATGCCAGCGGGGGATCGCTTAGCAGTGATGGTTCCGGTTGCGGTTTGATCCGAAATATCTTCAGTTACAAAGGTAAATGTAGTAGAGCTTGGCACACTGGCAATGCGCCATTCTCCATTTAGCTCGGACGGTGTGGCGCCCTCAATCGTAATGACCGGCCCAGTGAGTACGCCGAACATGGCAAACCCATGGCCGGTACTGATCGTTCCAGTGGCTACGTCATCCGCAACAACCAGACTATCCAGGGTCACGCTGCCAAACCCGTTGACCAGACAGGCATCCAGTACGCTGATCAGCGCACCGGCAGTCCCCGACAGCACCGGGGCGCCGGACATGGTGGAATCGAAATACTTGACCGTGGTGTCTGTCATGATGGAGTCCTAAGCGTCGACGTTGCCGATTTTACAGGCTATCTGTATTTCCAATAAAGAGCAGTTCCACCGAGTCATCCACCCCGGTCGGTTCGCTCGGCTGGATGGCCCGAATCAGATCCACCGGCGTACACGCGGCGATCAGGTTGAAGCGCACGCAGTTTCCCGTCGCCCAGCCCCCGCCCCAGCCGCGATAATCCATCGTGAAATAGGGCTGGCCGGTCAGCAGATTGATCGGCGCGAAATCCTCGTTGATGTTGCCGGCGCCGAGATAGCCCAGATTCTCGCCGTAGCAGCCGAACGCGGTGGAGCTGGTGAAGCGGATGACGAACCGATCCTGATAGGCCCCCAGATTGCTCACCACCAGGGGATAAGTCACGTCGTTGTACTGCGCCAGTGGCGAATCGCCGATCACGGTATCCGACCAGACCGACGTCCAGGTGGCTTGGGAAAACAGATTGGTGTAGCGGGCTTGCAGGGTGCCGACGTACAGCACGCCCGACACCCGGCTATCGTCGGCGGGGTAATCGTGGCTTAACTGCTTGTTAAGGCTCAACGTGCCGTTGATGTCCACGTCCACCAGCCGCGCCAGATCGGCGACGGTGTGAGAGAAGGTGTACGGCCCGGTGTAGCCGGTCAGGTTCAGGTCGGCGGCCATGGTGACGATGCCGGTGTCCCGCGCCACGGAATAGAACGATGCCGGCAGGCGTTGACCGCCCGCGTCTTCGATCACCACGCGATAGAGTCGCACCCGGCCCATATCCACGGCCTGGGTCGGACTCAGGCTGTTTTCCGAGTGGGTATCAGTATGATGGGCCAGCACCAGCCGCCCGGTGTTGAAGATCAGCCCCTTGCCATCCGGTGGCAATCGTGCAGCGTTGATGCCGAGCAGGTCGGAATCGGGCGGCAACACGGTCTGGGCGACGGCGTTGTAAAGGATGGAATCGGCGAACACCGGTTGAGGCTTCCAGATGAAATTAGCGCCGCCCACGTCCACCAAGGCATCGGAGTCATACCAGTTTTCCAGTTTTTCGTCTGGCGTCAGATCACTGTCTTTCTTCCACAGCCCGAACCGCGCCCGCACGATACCGAGCGGCGCATCCACCCGAATCGTGCAATCGGAATCTTGCAAGTGGCCAGTTCCATCGACGGTCTTGGTCTTCGTCGTACCATCCAGCAATTGATAGCGGAGTTGCAGCGAACCGCTCCGAATCGGCGAGATCGGGGTGCGGAACACCACCTCCTCGATGGGCTGGCCCGCTACTTCCGTCACGAGCGATTGCACGACTACGGTATTCGCGCCGCCGCTGGTCCACGAATTGATGTAAGTGCGCCCCGACGACCGATCCACTGTCCCGCAGAGCGATCCCGCTCCGGTCTCCGGTCCCGGATCGCGATAGAGTTGCCCGGCGGTATCCACGTAGGTCGAACCACCCAGAGTAAAGCGCACGCTGCCCGCCGTGATGGTTTCGCCGTAACCCTTGGTCAGATCGAGATTGAGTTGGGTGAGGGTGACGGTTTCGGTGGCGCTGGTATCGCCGCCCGCCACTCGATAGCGGACCTTGACGTAACCCGTGGCGTCGTTGGGATAAACGGCCCCTGCCTGGATATACTCGATGCCATCAAACAACGTGCGGAAGGTATTGGTGACGGTCGTGAGTGAGGACGGCGGATCAAGGCTGACTGGAACCGTATTGGTGGTACTACCTATCAAGTGCTTGCTATACAGCGGCTTAGGCAGTGAAACGATGACATCCGGCAACCATTGCACCGTCCCTGCATTGTAATCCACGACCCCATTAGTCCCGCCCGAAACAGTCAGCACGCCGGCCCCATCATCCCGGATGATTTTGATCGGGTCGAACTGCTGAGTAGCCGCCGAAATAAAATCCTGCGTGACGCTATAGGCGGCTTCATAATCCTCGACCAGCAGATTCCACTCCACCTCGACCGTGTTGGGGCGCGGGTCGGCGTTCAGGGTCAGCAGCAGTGTCCCATCGAGTTCGCGGAGCGGATGCGCGAACGTCTCCTCCACCGGATCGCCATAATCATAGGCGATGGTGAATTCGGTGTTGACGGGCGGCAACGTGGTCGGACGAATCCACCCTTCGCCTGTAGCGTAACGGATGAAGCCCACACCTCCCGTTCCGGTCAAGTTGCCATCAGCAGCCGGGTCGTCGTCCAGGACATACGTCGTCGCGCCAATCGTCCACGTTCCCGATACCGTCCCAGGGGCAACGCCGCCATACGCCAACTGGAACCGCACCACCGGGGCATCCACCGCATCGCCGCCGCGCGCGGTGTAATTGACCGGCGTGCCCCAGGTGTAAATGATTTCGGAGTTGACATCGGGCAGTTCGCCCGTGGTCATCGTCACCGTGCCGGTGGTGAAGTTCAGCACGGCATTGCCGTAGCTGGAATCGGTCCCTACCAGTTGCCCGCCGCCCAGGTCGGTCAGCACGTACCACTTGTTGTTGACCCGGTAGGCAATCCGTAGCGTTTGCGGCGACGGAATCGGGCTGAGGGTCATCACCCACACATAGCCCCGGTTTTCGACGGTGACGCCCATCGCGGCGGTATCCGCCACCCGCAACGGGCGCGCTGCCGGGGTAAAGGTGACGGTCTTGCTGGCGGTGCTGTAATTCGGGCAGGAGTCGTTCCAGCGGATCAGGCCGTTGCCATAGTCGATCTCGCCGATTTGACTCCCAGCCAGCATCGCTTTGGCGTTGTCGTCGGTGATCGTCGCCCCGGACACGCTGATGCTCAGGGTGGTGGGTGCGATACCGGTCCCGCAGTACAGGGTGACGTTGGGCTTAATGCTTTGCGTGGTGGTGGCGAAGCTGATCGTGGCGTCGTTGCCGGCGATCAGGGCCGGCGAGTCCCCGCCCGGATTCACGTCGGCCAGGGCTGTTTCGCTCAGGCTGGTCGGAATGATGTACTCGTAGAGGGTATCGACCTGGATGCTGTAATCGCCGGTTTCCGCCAGGGCGACGGTCGGGCGAATCCCGTACAGGGCGACAGCTTCGGCGTTGTAGCGGGTATCGTAGAGCAGGGTGGTGCCCGCGCTGATGACCGGGTCTTCCCGCGACGGTTCCAGTCCGGTGTAGTCGGTTTCCAGGGCTTCGCTCAACTCGCAGACCACTTCCCGCACCGAGTACGCGCCGTTGCCGTCGTACTGATTGCGCAGGGTATCGGTGACCCGGGTGATCCACAAAAACTGCGACGCCACTTCGACGCTGCTGCTGCGTTTGATCAGCACCAGGCGCTGGCCGGTGCTGGTCAATTCGTTCTCGGGGCGTTGCCAGATCGTGATGGCGCGTTGGCCGGTGAAGTGCGATCCCCACAGCCAGCCATTCCAGCGCGCGCCTCGAACGATGGTGCTTTCGATGCGGTCCTTGAGGTCGTCGCGCTCGTCGTAGTAGCTGCCGGTGGTGAACGCCAGCACGGAGGCGGCGGGGTCGGCGGGCTCCTGGAAGACCACCACGCCGGCATCGAGATATTTGTCGGTGTTGGCGCTGGTGACGGCGGCGTAGACCTTGCGCAGCGACACGTCGCCGGCGGCCCGGTCCACGTCGGACACGTCGTCGAAAATCTGGTTGTCGGTTCCCGAAACAATTTCGGTGTCGGTCATCTGCCCGCCGCCGTCCGTTTCGTCGGTCATGCGTTCGGACTGGAAGAATTTCAGGTCGGCTACGGTAATGGCCATCAGATCAATCCCATTTTCTTGGCCCATTCCAGGGCGGCGAGGAAATCTTCTGCGGACACGCCGGCCTTGGAAGCGGCAGCGGCGATGTCGGCGGCGGTCGCTTCGGCGGAGGGCGTTTTGCCTTGCGCGGCCAGGGCCTTTTCGAGGTCGGCGCGCAGCTTGTCGAGTTTGGTTCGGAGCTTGGACAGGTCGGCGTTGTTGAGCCGTTCCAGCCCTTCGGTGATGGTGGCCGCCATTACAGCGCCATCCGCAACGCGGCGGCGGCTTGCGCGGTATCCGCCAACTGGTTGTTCAGCCCGGACAGATCCGCCGCGCCAATGCGGCTGATGCCCACGGCGGCGCGCTCCACCTCGGCGGCGGCTTTGCCCCAGGCGTCGCGAACGTCGTTGGCATTATTGACGGCATTGCCAGTAGTGTCCCGGTCGCGGTTGGCTTCTTCCTGAAGTTGCCGCATCTTCAACTCGTGCAGGGCGTTGGCTTGACGGAGCGCCTCGTTATATTCGTCGTCGCCCAGTTGCCCGGCGCGCTGGTGGAGTTCTTCCAGTCGCTGCAAGTTTTCCTGGTGTTCCAGTTCCAGCAGCGTCGCCTGGTCGCCCTGGATTTGCAGGATTTCGCGACGGAAGTCGGCGGCCATGTCCTTGAGCGATTCCGACATTTCCTCCGCTTCCTGGCGGGCCTGAACCAGGGCATCCACCAGTTGGTTGCCGGCGGTGTGGGCGGCATCGCTCAGTGCCCCTTCCACCTCCAGCAGATCTTTCGCCAACCAGGCCGTGTTGGTGCCTGCCGCTGCAATCCCCTCGTTCGCCAAGCGTTGGGCGGCGAGATTGGCCTCTTCGATGCGGTTTTTGACTTGATTGAATAGCTCGTTGAACTGGCCGATGCCCCGAAAATCAACGGCGTTCGCCACTTCCCCGCGAAACTTGATAAAGCTGCTGGTAAGCGACTCGGTTTTCTGCGCCGCGTCATCGGCGGATTTTCCCACTTCGGCGTTGCGCTTGGCGACATCGCCCGCCGCATCGCTGAACTTGTAGGCGTTCTTGGCGGCATTGTCGAAGGCATCGCTGCTGCTTTCGGCGGCGTCCTTTTCTTTGCGCAGGGCGTCGGCGTGAATCTCGGCCTGTTGCGCGGCGGTTTTTTTGGCGTCGGCCAGCTCCTGGAGCTTGTCGATTTCGATTTGTTCGGCTTCGCTCACCCCCTCGGAGGCGGCAGCTTCCAGCTTCTTGACCTCGACCGCGTTCTGGGCGTCCACGGCCTCTTGCGCCTTGAGGGCGCTCATCGTTTCGGCCTGCTCGATTTCGAGGTCGCGTTTCTGGAGGAGCAGATCGGCGGCTTCCGCCTCGTCGCCCTTGGCCTGCGCCACCCGAATCGCGGCGTCCACTTCCTTGATCTGGGTATCGTAGTACCGCTCGGCGGCGCTGGCGGCCTGTTCGTGCTCGCGGGTCTGCTCGGCATACAGCCGGGACAGTTGGCCGATGGGGCCGGTCATGATGTCGGCCTGCTGGGCTTCCCGCTCCATCAGGGGCAGGTGCGCTTCGATCGTGGCGATGTCGGCGTCGAGTGCCGCCGATTTGTCTTTCAGCGCCTCGATGACCGCCCGCTCGCTCTCGGTATAGTCCTGATCCGCGTTGAATTGGGCGTAGAGCTTCTGAATGTGCCGGTCAATTTCGGCTTGTTGCTCGCGGAGCAGAACGATGCGCTGTTCGGCGGTGGCGATTTCCTGTTCCGTCGCATCGGCGACGATCCGGGCGGCTTCCGCTTCGTCGCCCTTGGCTTTGGCCAACTCCAGGGCGCCCTGAATTTGTTCGGATTGGACTCGGGCCTGTTGTTCCGCCCGTGCGAGTTCCTGTTCCGTTTCCTCGCGCAATGCAGCCAGGCGGGTTTCCAGCGTTTGCGTCGCCAACGCCAGCGCATCGGTATCGCGGGCCTGTTGTTGCAGTTTCGCCGCCAGGGCCGCCGACGCCGCCGCTTGCGCGTTCTTCAGTTCCGCATCCTGCTTGGCCAGCCGCAAGCCTTCCTCATCCTTGGGTTGCTTTTGCAGGATAAGGTTGTATTCCTTCTGGACTGCCTCTAATTTGAGTGTGGCCGCTACCGCAGCGGCGCGGTCCAGTTCCGCCTGCTGGCGGGCAGCAGCGGCGCGGGCATTGGCCAGTTCCAGCGTCAGCCGGTCTACCGCCTGCACGTCGCCCGCCGCCTTGGCCAGGTCCAGTTCCGCCTGAATGCGCTCCTGGGTGGCGCTGGCGACGGCCTTCTGCTGTTTGCCCAGCGCGTCCAGGTCCTTGGCGTATTGTTGCATCGCCAGGATGGTTCGCTGGTATTGCACTAACGCTCTTGCATCCTCGGCGCTAAGTGCTTTACTTCGATTTTCCTGCTCGTTGAGCAGGGCGTTGCGGCGCTCGGTCAACGCATTGAGGTTTTGCGTGGCGGTATCGAGTGCAGCTTGCCGTCGGTTTAACTCATCCGTGGCGCTGGCGACATTGCCATTGGCTTTTTTGACTTGATCCAGCCATCTAACCTGGTTCTGAACGCTAACGACGAGGTCGTCAATCTCGGTCTTTTGTTTGTTGATCTCTAAATCTAGTTTTTGTCTTTGCGCCTCTATTTGCGCCGCCGTAGCCTTTTTAAGCGCCTCGGCGTATTCGTCGAGACTGCCGGACAACGCATCCGTAGCGGTCTTGTTGCTCGACAGCATCGGCAACAGCAGACCAAACGCGGATACCGCCGCCAGGATCAAACCGCCGGGCCTCATCAAAAAGCTAAAAGCGCGCGCCATAAATCCGGCGCTGGTAGTCGTCGCGGCCTGCGCGGCATTGAGGGCGGCCTGCGCGGCGATGTAGCGGTTAGTCGCGGCGGTGGCAGCTTGCGCTGATGCGGTGACGGCGGCACGCGCCTGTACGACCGATTGATCGGCTTTTGCCGTTGCGGCGGCTGCCCAGGCGGCTTGCAGGGCGGCATGAGCGGCGCGCTGTTCGGCGAGGGCGCGATTGGCGGCGGCTTGTGCGGCAGCCAAATTGCCCTGCGCGGCGGCCAGCGCCGCTTCCCGTTGCGCGGCGGCGGCAATGGCATGTTCGCGCGCGGCGGCCCGAGCGGCGATAGATTCTTTGGCGTAACTGATCAGCGCCTGGGTGGATTTGCCCAGGGCGGCGGCCAACCCAGCCCCCGCCGCCGCCGCCACCACGTTGAGGTTGTCGCCCAACAACTTCAGCGCCGAACCAATGGTAGCGGTGGCGGCAGTGGATTCGTTGAGCTTGCCGACGTACAGGATGAGTTGGTTGTTGAGCGCGGTAAACGATTGTTCGACCGTCCGGGTGGTTTCGCCATACGCCTTGTCGATGGCGTCCTTTTGGGCGAGGAGCGCCGCCGAAACCGCGCGGGAGGTCAACGCACCCTGTTCCGCCAAGCCCCGCAGCTCGCCGATGGTGACGCCCAATCCCGCAGCCAGTTGCCGCATCAGTTCCGGGCTGGCTTCCATCACCGAGTTGAATTCTTCGCCCCGCAACGCGCCGGAACCAAACGCCTGGGTCAGTTGCAGGATCGCGCCGGAGGCGGTGGCCGCCGAAGCCCCGGACAACTGCATCCCTTTGCTGATGACTTCGGTGAGTTGGCCGACTTGAGTTTGACTGAGGCCCAGTTCCTTCGCCGATTGCGCCACCTTGCCGTAGAGCTGGGCGGTGGTTTCGATGTCGGCATTGGTGCGCGCGGCGATGGCCGCCACGTCCTGCAACGCGGCCTGGTAGGCTTCCTCGCTGGTCGTGGCGATCTTGAGGCTGTTGCTGACCCGGATATAGGCGTCGGCGCGGTCCGCCAGCTCCTTGGCGCCGCCAATCCCCGCCGCCGTCGCCAGCAAGCCGCCGAAGGTGCGCAACGGCGCCAACACCTGGCTGACCGCGTCGCCCATGGTCTTGACGCTGGCGCCAATCCCCCGCAACGCCGCCGAGGCTTGATCCTTGGCGGTGATCAGCAGTTGCAGGACCAGGTTTTTATCGGCCACGGGCTAGACCTCGATCAGCTTGAGGGCTTCCAGCACGTACCAGGCCCCGCTGGAGGGATTGGCCGGACCGGAATCCTTGACGATGGGCAAGGCAGACACCTGCAAGGCATCCGGCCCCGCCGGCAGTACGGTGAAGGTCCGCGCATCGTGGAGGGTCAGAGTCATTTCGGCGCCCACATCCAGCAGGGCCTTGAGGGTCGTAAGTTGCAAGCGAGTCAGCCAGGCGAACTCCTTGCCGCCGACGAGCGTAATCGGTCGGCCCGCCGCACGGGTGGTCTGTTCGACCACCAGCGAGCCAGTCAGGGTGTAGGTCGTTTCTTGCGCGAGCGGCGACCAGGCGAACTCATCGCTCCACACGCAGCCCTGCGGTAAGGTGACAGCGCCGAGCGTGATAGCCATGTCAGCGCGTCAGGATTATTGGGCCGACAGACCAAGCCCACCGGGAGCCACTGGTGCCCCGGCGGTAAACGCTAAAGGGACGCTACTCGCACTCTCCCCCCACGGGTTGCGGGCCTTGGCCGTGACCGTCCGGGAGCCGGTCAGGTTGAGCGGCCCCAGGTCCAGGCGCAACGCCTTGCCCCCGGTCACGTCCACGGCGGGGCTGATGATGGGGTTGGCGATACCGGACATCGTCACCACGAATTCCGTGGGCTGTTGGCCGGTGGTGGGATACGGATCGCAAACCAGAAACGGCGCGGCGGATACCGCGCCGCTGGCCAGCAGCAACAAGCCAGCGGTCGCGCGGTGCATGGTTATGCCGCCAGGTCGGAAACCTGGAAGGTCCAGGGCGAGGTATAGCCGGTGGGGGTCAGCATCTTGCCGGCGAACGAGCCCTTGACGTAGGTACCGGTGACCGGATCGAAGGCGGCACTGCCCGCCAGATTGACCTTGGCGACCACGATGCGCCCGCGCTTGCTGCTGACTTTCTCGGTCGCAGATCCAATCAGCATCACGTAGTTGCTGATCGCCTTGCCGGCCGCGTAGTTTTCGATGGTCCGCGTGCCGTATTTATACGTCAACTGAGTGGCCGTTGCGCCGGTGGCCGTCAGCGGCTTGTACAAGCCATTGATTAAGTCCACGGTGTAATGGCTGGCCCCAATGGTCGCATCGGTGGCAGTGTAGGCAATAATCGCCTGCCCGGTGGCACTGGGCAACACGTATTGATGATCCAACGGCGTCCATAGGCCCAGGGTCTGCGCGCCAATCGCCTCCTTGGTCACCGTCGTGGCCGATTGGGTCACCTCGGTCAGAGTCGCGCCCAGCAGCACGGAGTACAGGGCCGGCGGCATGTAGTCCGCTTCCGCGCTTAGCGAGCCGGCTTCCGTGGTCTTGTTGACCGAGGCCAGCAGTTCGCCCGCCGACCCTTCCATGTTGGACAGCAGATCGTCGGACTCTTGAACCTGGCTGGTCAATTCCAGCTTGGTCCAGTTGACGGCATCGTAGAACTGAGTGGGCGGGGTATCGCCGGACCAAAACCCAAATTTGATCGCGCAGTTCAGGTAAAGAGCTTTCGAGGCAACAGCAACGGCCATAACACTACTCCACAATGAGCGAATAAGGCATCGTTAACGGAATCCGCAACAGGCAGATATTGCCGCCATCTTGCGGAGCGATAAATTCGACGGCGCCCCAGGACAAGATGCCGGTATACCGCGCCAGGGCGGTGCGGATGGCGTCCCAGAGCGTATCCAGTTCTTCGTCCCAGGTGCCGTCCGAGGATTCGGCCGTAAAGGCTTCCAGCAGGATGCTGCGATTCCAGGATTGGAAGCGCTGGCCCGGCTGCAAGAGGGCATCGGTCGGTGCGTCCTGCAAGATCGTCAGGACGATGAGCGGGAACGTGCCCGCCGTAGGGCTGGCCAGCGCCGCGCGCCCGGTGGTCACGCTGGCGACCGTGACGGCATAGCCGTTGCCGGTCGTGATCTTTTCCAGGTGATCCTGGAGCGCGTACAGCGCGGTCGTGGCGGCGGTGGTCATGGCGTGGGCTCCGGTTCCTCTTCTTCGATAGTGACGGCCCGAATCGCCACGGTGACGAAGAGATCATCTTCGGTCAGTTGCTGGTCGATGCGATAGGTCACGGTATCGATCGTGAGGATGGCGCCGATGGCGGGCCGGGCAACGTCCACTTTCGGGAGTTGCGCGGTCAGTCGCGGTTCCAGAATATCGCCGTACTGCCCGACCATTTCGCTGCCCATCTGCACCATCGCCCACGTCGCAACATCGGTCGGGCTGGTCCCTGGCGGGGTATACGTCGCCTCGTCGCCGAACGCCGCGCGTAAAGCCGGCACGCCGGTTTGGGCCATGAGGTCGGCAAAGACGCTCATGCGAATTCCGTCACCGTTCCCGCCGGCTGCGTCTGATAGTGGAAGTCGAAGCTCAACAGCCCCACTTTGGAAGCATCCACCGTGCTGGTGTCTTTCAATCCAAGATTGCAGATGAAAATCATGCTCGGCCCCAAATCGGCCGCGTTGATCGTGATGTTGCCCAGGCTGGTAATCTGGTGGATGTTGGCTTCCGCGCTGCCGGTCGTGGTGTAGGCATCGGCGGTCAACGGCGTTACCGAACTGGCGAAAGCCACCTCAAACTTGGCCACGACATACCGCAACTCCCAGATCACGGTGCGGCCGGTCGTGGGCTCGCTGACGAACGTCCAATGAACGTGGGGCCGAAAGACCAGCGTTCCCGATGCCGGGATATACAGGTCGTGGGGAATTTGCAGGGAGCAATAAACCCGATCTCCAGGGCTGAAGGTCGGGAGGCGCAATTCGTTGTCGTCGCTGCCCGTCTCGGCGATCCAGTCGGTGGTATAGCTCGGCGCGGCCACGCCTTGCCCCGCCGCATGGGCCGGGCATAGCGCATCCGTCCAGGCAATCGGCAAGCCGGCTTGTACGGTAGGCATTAGAAGCTCCAGGAGCCGACGGCGGCCGTCGCGATCCATTCGGTCGCGTTGATCGCCACCAGGGTCACGCAGCTACCTACGGTGTTGCTCGTGATCGAGCCGGCCGCCGCCGTCACGCTGCCGCCGATGCGAAGGGTATCGCCGGAACCAGCGGTGACGGTCAAGGTCTGGGCGGTTTGCACGTACAGGGTGAATTGCAGGCCGGCCGCTGCCGCCGGCAACGTCACCGTCGCCCCGTCGCTATCGCCTTCGTTGGTGTAGACCGCCCCGGTATCGGTCGCGCCGGGCGCTGCCGTCGTCGTGACCGCCGTAACCGCCCGCGTGAGCGCCGCTGCCTTGACCGCCGACCAGTTGGCCACGCCGAACGCGAACGCATTGGCCGAATCCAGGAGGGGGATTTGATCGGCGGCGACTGGCGTTTTAACGCTCAGGGCATGGAGTAAGACGCTTAATTTTTCGGTAGCCACTCGTTAACCCCACAGCAAGCCCGTAGTCCCGTCATCCCACAACAATTCGGTCTCGTCGTCGAAGAGTAAATGGCCGAATCCCCAGATAATCTCGGCAATATCAAGCGCCAGGGATTCGCTGCTGGAATACAGCAACGACCAGGCGGGAATCGAAGATTTACAGGGGATTCGGGCCATGTCACAGCTTCTGCATCGGGCCGCCGGTCAGCTTGACCTTGACGGTCGTCGCCGAAGTGGCGGCGGCCTCGAAAATCGTGCCCATGACGAAGGCCGTCCGGGAGCCGGTGGACCCGGTCGCGCCGGTGGACCCGGTAGCGGTCATCGCCACCGCCCAGGGCACGCCCGTCGCCCGTAGATAACACAGCGCGCCGAAGGCCTTGGCGCCAGTGGCGACCGCCGTCAGCGAATGCACGCCTTCCAAGGCCACACTGATTTTCTGGCCAGCACCGGTCGCGCTCTGCAACGCCACGCCCACCATCCGGGCGCCGATACGCCGCACGTGCCCGGCGGTCACCGCGCCGGTGGTGGTGTACTGGTAGACTTGCCCTGCTTGTAGCATCTGGGCCATGGCGGATTCCTCAGATCGCTGCGATGGGGCCGCCGATCAATTTGATCTTGACGGACGTCGCCGAGGTGGCCGCCGTTTCCCAGAGGGTTCCGATGGTGTATTTGCCGGTGCCGGCCGCGCCCGAAACGGTGGTAACCCGATTCACCCCACCGGTAGCGAGGTACATGGCGCGCATACCGGCGGTTTTGGCGCCAGTCGGCCGGGAGGCTACCGAGAACACCCCTTCCAGGGCGACGGCGATTTTTTGGCCGGCGCCGGTGGCGGCATTGAGCGCCACCCCGGCGGTGCGGCCGAGAACGAGCAGTTGGCCATTGGCCACGGCCCCGGTGGTGGTGTACTGGTACACCGCCCCTTCTTGCAAAGACTGAGACATGAGAAACCTCCAATAACAGGATCGAGACCTGCCCCGCCCGAAAGCGGGGCAGCGGCGGATCATCAGTTGCCGCGATACTTATGCACGGCACGGAAATCCAGGGCGGATACGCCAAAGTCAATCCCGACCACGTATTCCATGCCCTGCAAATCCCAGGCTTGGTTCTCGCGCAAGTAGGGTTCGGCCACGCCGTTCAGGAACGCCACCTCGAAGGTGTCATAGACGTTCGGATCGGCGAACAGATACCAGGCATAAGTGCCGTAGGTTTGCCCATCCAGGCGCGCATCCGAAATAACCTCGAACCGGCCCGAGAACGGATTGGGCGGCAGAGTGCCGGCGGTGCCCGCCGGATCGTATTGCGCGGCCATCAGTACGCGGGCGGTCGTTTCCAGCGCCACCGGCACCACCAGATAGCGCGGGCGGATGTTGAGCACGGCCCCGGTGTTGGGGTCGGTCTGTTTGGCCATCGCCGTGGTGGCCGTGGTCAGGGTGGCGACGTTCGGCGCCGTCGCGGCGGCGACATAGTTCTTGTGGCTGGAGGTATCCCACAGCGCCGTCGAATCCTGGGTCAGGGTCGGGCCCGTGCCGTTCAGCAGAGCATAGACCACGTCGCCAATCTTGCGGTTGGCCGCCCGGCCCATCATCCGGGGCACCTGGGTCAGCCCGCCCAGATCGTCGTTGATGATCAACTGGCGCGACATGCGGTATTTCTTGGCATAGGACACCAGCTTGATCGTTTCCTTGCGATCGGTGAACTTGCCATACGTGATCTCGCCGTCTTCCGCCACCTCGGCCAACCCGGTGAACCCGCTCATGTTGATGCGGTCGGCGGTTTTGAAATCGGGCAGTTGACCGCGCCGGGTCCAGAGGTTCCAGGTTTCGGGAGCTTCCTCGAATCCCACCAGGAGCGCCTTATTGGCGACGTTGCCTAGAAGATAGGTGAAATCGCTGGTGGTCTGACCGACCGCGCGAACCGGGATAGCACGGGAAACCACCTCGTCGTCGGGCAGGGAAACGGTCATTTCGCCCTTCAGCCGCAGGTAATCGCCGGCCAGGGTATGCAGCCGCTTGCCGACCATGCCGCTCTCGCGGGCCTTGCGCACGGTTTCCTTGTCCGAAATCAGCCCGGCGCGCACCATCAAACCTTCTTCGGCGCCGCGCAGGAACTTGTCCAGGCCATCTTCGCCCATCTGGACGCTGCCCAGAGCGCGGGAATGATTGCCGGGCTTGGCCGGAATGACGACCGGCGCGCGAACGCCACGGTTGGAAAGCTGATCATCGCTGACCTTGCCCCACTCCACGGCGGGTTCGGTCTCTCCACTCATGGCTTCCAGCACGATCTTGCGCGTCTCTTCCACGCCCCACCCCTCATCCACGGCGCGCGCGCGCAAGCCGGCATAGAAATCGGTGCGGGGCACGATGTCCAAATCGAACACGCCGTGAATGCCAGTGATGCGCTGGCGCTCTTCCTGGATGGCTTCGGCCTTGCCGGCTTTCTTGGCAATCTGGTGCTCGCGCTTCATGCGGGTAATATCCACCACGGGGGCGGACACGTCGGCGGTCTCAACCGCTTTTACATCGTCGGTCATAGTCTTGGCTCCATAAGAGCGATTGATGCCCACCGACGCATCGGCGGGGACGGTTACCACAGACGCTTCCAGCAACGTCCATCCGGTCACCCGGACCTCGTCGCTATCGGCGGATTCTTCAAAGCGGTCTACGGTGTAGCCGATGGAGATGTTCTTCAGAAAGCCATCCCGCACGTCCTGGAACACTTCCTGGGCGCGCGCGTTGTTCGAGAAGCGCAACAGGCCGCGCAGCTTGCCCTCCTTGAGCTTGACGTTTTCCACGAGCCCGATAGGCTGGTCGTGGTTGTGGCCGAACAGCAGGGGCAGGCCCTCGGCGGCGCGGCTCAGGTTCACGGCGTCCTTGTCGTGCGACAGCACTTCGGTGCCAAACCAGCGGGCGACGGGGGCCTCGCTGGATAGCGACGCAGGCACGGTACGGGTTTCCGCATGGGCTTCGCGGAGGTCCAGCGTGGCCTCGCGCTCGAAGCGGGTACCGGCCAGGCCGGTAAAATCGCGGGTCGTCATGCGGCCTCCTTCAGGTCGTCTTCCACTTCCTTATCTTCCGGTTCGGGCTTTTCGGCCATCGCCGGTGCGGCGGCGGGCTGGCCCGGAACCGGGCGAATATCCAGCGGGTCGGCTTCCAGTTGCGCGTCCACTGTCGCGGGATCGCCGCCGAGGTCGCGAATGATTTGCCAGCGCGAGCGAAAGCCCTTTTCGACCATCAGCGCGAAGGCTTCGATTTCCTTCTTGGGGTCAATCCAGGGCATATTCGGCGCGCGCACTTCCGGCCGGTACAGGCTGGCCTCGTCCACGCCCGCCGGCACGCGGATCAGGCCGGCCAGCCGAGCGGCGTCCACGAACTGCCGCCACACGGGCAGGTACAGCTTGATCTTGAGGTAGCCAAACAGCCGGCGGTAGTGAGTGACCGCCTCCACCAGTTCCTGGCGCTGGGCGCTGTACGTGCCGTTGTAATTCTTGGCGATGGAGCTGAACCGGGTCCCGGTGCCGGCGGCGACGGCGCGCAGCATGGCGTTGCGGAAGGTTTCCAGGTTCGGATTCGGGCGCTTTGGATCGATGACGCCAACATCTTCGCCGGGCAACAGCCCATCGAAGACCAGGCCGGGCGCCATGCTGAAGCTGCGATTGGTCGTGGTACTGTCTTCGCCGACCAGCGTAGAGGACATCACGTCGCTCAGGGCGGAATCCCGCTTGATAAAGGCCGTCAACGCGGCGGCCACTCGGGCGGCAATGCGCTCGGATTCCTCGTAATCCTTGAGATCGTCCAGCCGGGACAGCACGGCGTGGAACAACGAGGCGCCGCGCGTCTGGTGCAGCCGGCGCACGAATTTCAGGTGCAGGATTTGATCGGCGGGCAGCCAGATCATGTCGCTGCTGGGCAACCAGGACGTACCGCCTGGGTGCTGGCGATAAGCCCAATAGCCCACCGGCCGGCCCCAACCATCCTTGGCGATGCCATGGGTGACATTGGTTTTCGGCTGGAACATGTCGAACGGCACAAAGTCGGCTTCCAGCAGTTCCAGCGCGTAGGGCACGCGGGAGGAGTACGGGGCGATGGGTTTGGTGACGTGATGAACGAACACCTCGCCATCCCGCAACCACGAGCGGCACAACAGCCGTTCGACTTCCGGCCCCGGCAATTCGCCGGTCACTTCCGGCGCCTGCCAGAATTCTTGCCAGAGATCGGCCAGTTGCCGGTTGAGATCGGTCACTGGCTCGCGGTCCTTGCCTTTGACCACCATCGGTTCCAGGCCAGCGCCGCAGCCGACGATGTTGGTCACGAGGTCGTCGAGGATTCCAACCGCCAGATCGCTATTTTCATCCAGCCAGCGGGCGAACTGCCGCAGGTTGCCCCGCGCCTGGTCCATGACCAGGTCGGCGCTGGCGTTGTTGCCGCGCCGGGGCCGCTGGGCGGTGATGGAAACGGCCTCGTAATACCGCTGGGCGGATTTGAGCCGGGCTTGTGCGGCGGTGCGCGCGGCGGCCCAGCCGGGAAAGAGGGGAGCCAGCCAGCGGGTCAGCGCGTCCATGTCGCCACACTGTAGGGTTGGGCGGTGGATTGGCCGGCGCGGACGGCGATTTCGAGCTGCAACCGCCCAATGTAGGAGCGCAACTGCCGAATATCGGCCTGGGTGAAGCTCAGTTGCTTGTCGCCGGCGCCGAGGCGCACCACCTGCTTGCCGATACTGAGTTCGTGCAGCGCGGTCTGGGCTTCGACCAGGCGGGCGTCCAGGGTGACGAGGGCAATGCCGGTAAATTCACTCATGCACGCTGGTAGAGCGTGCAATTTTTAGTTTGTCAAGGGTGAATTTTTGAAAATGGGCCTATCTTGCGGATCGGCAAGATAGGCGGAACCGCATAATCACTGGTTATCCTGCCAGCGCCAGCCGGCCCTGGGCGAGTTCCTTCTCCAGGCGGCGACGGGCGATGTCAAAGTAAGTGGGGTCGATCTCGATTCCGATGAAACGCCGCCCCGTGCGGATGCAGGCAACGCCGGTCGTGCCGGAACCCATGAAGGGGTCGAGAATTACGCAAAAATCATCAAGAAACGATAAACACCACGCCATTAACTCTTCAGGTTTCGTTGTTGGATGGTATTTTCTATATGAAACAACATGCTTTCGGTATAACTTGGCTGGCCCTGATAAATTTGTCCATGCCATTTCACACATTGATGAAGAAAAAGAATCAGGTTGAATTTTATCCCATACAAGGAATCTTTGTGTCGGCGGTAAATTAAAATAATTGCCCCCCCAAATAATTGAAACAGGCGAATTCATAACAATCTGATCTATCAATTCCTGTTCAGGCACATCGTCGTCCCATTTTTTTTTATCATGCTTTTGACGAAAAGGATTTGATGAAATACCAATCCCATACGGCGGATCGGTCACCACTGCATCGCACTTCACCGGCAGCACGTCACGACAATCCCCCCGGATGATGGTGATGCCCGGCGCGAGTTCGATAACCAGCCGATCAAGCGGATTCGCTTCGCTCACCGCTTATCTCCTTGTTAGCCATCCCGATCCACGATCATCTGGTAGGTTTTCGGCGTCACCGCGTAGCCCGGAATCTTGCCCTGGTAGAGGATCTGCAAGTACCCGCGCCGATACCAGTCCGCCGCATCCGCCGGGGCGTGGTTGAGGTCCAGCCAGCGGGAGGAGAAGACGCGGTACAGGGTGTCGGGGATGGAAAGGGGCATCATGACACGCCATCCCACGGGTCCAGGGCGGTCACCGGGTAAATCTGCACGCTGCCCGGCTCGAACGCTGATTCCACCGCGTAGCCTTCCGGGGTCAGGCTGGTGCGATACCAACCGACCACCTTGCCCCGCCAGCGCGCGCCGCCGTGTTTTTGCACCCGGTCGCCGAGCCGATAGGTGGGCGGGGAAGAATTCGCCCAGGGGATGGCATCCTGACAGGGTTGTTTAATCATGGCGGGCTCCCGTTTGCAGGGTCACGATGCCGATCCGGTCGCGCATCGCGTCGGCGATGGCGTTGCAGGCGCGCGTCGTCACGTCATATTGATGTTGCGTGATCGTCGCGCCGGGCTGCTGCCGCTCCAGTTCCTTGAGGATGGCCACGATCAAATCGAAGGCATTAATCGAAACGGGCTCGTTCATGCGGCCTGCCTTCGGCGTTGCCGGCTGACCCGGCGCGCGCGCCAGTAGCGCATCCATTGGTAATCGTCTGGGGTCAACCCCACATCGCGCTTCCCATTGGCTTCGCATTCGAGGTCGGGTAAAGATCCGCGCTGCCACAACGGGACGACGACCCAACGACCGTCGCGCTGTTCGGTTCGTTGCCCGGCTTTCCGAATCAGATCGTGAGCCTGCGCGTTCCGCAACAAACTGCCCACCACGTAGGGGCTCATCCCGACCTTCTCCGCCAGTTCGCGGGCCGACAGCGGCGCATCGGTCGGGATTGCTGCCAGCAGTGTGCGGGTTTCCCCCAGGCGGCTGGGCTGAGTCATCGTCGGCATCACTCTTCCAACAAGCCGCCGGGCGTGCGGGCCGCATCGAACGGTTGAAACGCCGCCCACAAATCCCCCAGCAGGGCCTCCTCGATGGGCACGTAGCTATCGCTGGGTTCGGAGCAGCGGAAGTCTTCCAGCACCTCCTCGACGGCTTCCAGCAGGGATTTGATGTGCGGGTTTTCCAGCAGGGCCGCGAATTCAGTAGTCATGATCGGTTTCCGATGGGGTTATTCGCTGGTTATCTGGAGGGTGATCCAAAGGGGCTGGAAGCATGACCCAGACCCTGATACCGCCAGGGACTCCGAGCGGCGCCCAGCCGCCCCGCCGCTTCCCGGCTGATAATGCCGGTGGTCAGGGCCCTGACAATCCCGCTGGCCGACTCGCCGAAGCGTTCCAGCCGGCGGTAGAGCGTGGTCGGCGCGAGCTGATAGGCCCGCGCCAGTTCGGTCAAGCGCCAGTCACGGTCGTCGTAGTGGATGAATCGGGGCATCGTTGCGCCTCTACGAGCAGGGTCCGACCATCGTCCCGGTAATCGATCACTGGCCCTTCGCGATCCATCTGACAGCGCCAGGAGACGGGTTTCCAGCCGGTTTCCGCCAACAAATACGCCAAATCCACGCGGGAATAATGCCGGTGATGATGCGGAGCGCCCTCGGGCGAATAGGGCACCACCGCTTCGTTCGGTACGCTCAGGATGAGATGATCGACCGGCAAATCTCGCAGCAGGGGCACCGGGTCCACCAGGTGCTCGACCAACTCGAACGCGACCGCCCAGTTTCCCCGGTGAACGAATTTTCCAGGCCGGCTCAGGTCGGCGGTCACAAATTGCAGGTTGGGCCGCCCGTAATGCTGCTGGCCATAGGCCAGGCTTTCCGCCGAGCGGTCGATGGCGTAAACCTGGTCAACGCCCGGCATGTCGGCCAGCAGGGCCGAACCGTAGCCGATGCCGCAGCCCAAGTCATAAACCGTCCCGGAAACCTTTTGCATCGCCCAGTGGTAGCGGTGGACGTGATCGGGCTGAATGCCGTCCAGGGTCGGCGCGACTTGCCGCTCGCCGCTCATCAACCCGATGCCGTCCTCCTCTGGGGGCAGTCCCACCAGGTCCCGAAACCGCTTGCGGTTGCTGGGCATGGTGCGCGGGTCGTGGCGATAGCCGTAGATCCAAGTCCGCTGGTTGCAGCCGAGAAACTGCGATTCGGCCGCCACCCTCACCGTCAGCCCCGCCGATTCCATCTTGGCGACCCAGTACGCCACGCAGGGATGGCCGTCCTCCACCACGCCGTTCTGGTGGTTGGCATAGTCGGCGCCGAAAATTCGCAGCTCCTTGACGCCGATGAAGGCGGCGTAAATCACGATGTACGCGACCGAGTTGTGGAACCAGTCGCCGTGCATCGGATTGACGGTATGGGCCAGCCAATTCCAGACCTCCACGAAAGGGAAGGCGTGGACGTGGGGCGGCCAGCCGGCGAAGTTGTCGCTGGTGATGATCGGCTTGTCGTGTTTCCACAGCGACGCCCCGTAGCGTGGATGCTGGTCGGCTTCGCCCTGGATGTGATCCATGACCCAGAGCAGGTCGTGGCGGAAGAGATTACCGCCGCGATTCAGCGTCCAAACCTCATCCGCACCGGCCGTGGCTTCCGACAGGTCGCGTTCCAGCAAGCCGCCGACGTAGGCGGCGCGGGAGGGGCCAAGACAAACCAGAGTGACGGTTTTCGGGGTGTTGCCAGTTGGGTGATGCCAGGGGATTAGCGTATCCATGGAACTCCAGCAGGTCGGTTGATGAATCCACCGTTCGATGGGATCGGCGGCGGTGGTGGTTGCGACGGTATCGGTTTCGGCGGAGGCGGCGGCAGCGGCGCCGGCTTGGTTTCGGCGGCGGTATAGGCTTCCCGCATGAACAGATCGCCATGGGCCGGTTCCAACGCCGCTTCCAGCTTGGCCCAATGGCCTTCGCGCCAGGTCTGCACGCGAACGGCGGGCTGCATGGCGGCGGCCACCGCGTAGCAGAAGGTATCCAGGGCCTCGTTGCGCGGGCGCAGCTTGATCCAGCGCCGCTTGTTGGGATCCCACGATTCGGCGGTCAGCATCACGTAGAAGCTGTCATCCAGCCCCTCGGGGAACCGAATCTGCCGCTCCTGGGGCGGATGCTTGCGGTCGCTGGCCAGTCGGGCAAACAGCCAGTGCTTGGCTGTGTCACCGCCGATCAGATAGATTTCCGCGCCCTGCTTGATGACGCTGCCCCGCCAGGTGTAATCCACCTTGGAGGGCTTGCCGATCAGCGAACGGTTGCTTTGCGATGCCCCCTTGACCGCGATGATTCGCCCGCGCCGCGCTCGGGTGAAATACAGCACGTCGTCGGTCAGGTAGCCGCAATCCACCGCAGCGGCGGTCACCTTGATCGAGGCGCCCCGGCTATTGCGGAACGGAGTCAGCAAGTGCTCGTCGAGGGCCTGCCAATCGCCGGGCCGGGTCGGATCGGCGGGCAGTTCCTGGTAGTCCAGGAGCCATACCACGTTGTTGCGCCCCCAGCCCAGCAGCAGCACGGCGAAACGGTCCTTCTGTACGTCAATTCCAGCGGAAATGAGCAAACAGCCGGGCGGCACGGTGCGCACCGCATAACCGCCAGCGCGGGCCTTGATTTCCTCCCAGTCCAGTTTCTCGTCCGGGTCGGCGTAGCATTCGCCCAGGCGGGTGTTGACAAACACCTTTTGCCGGTTCGGGTCGCGCTGGCAACCGTCCCATTCGGCCGCCAGTTCCGCCCAGCTCAGGCCCAGGCCCAGCGGGGCGTAGAGGGCGTTGAGGTGGAAACCGGGAACGGGCGATTCCGGGCGAGCGGCGCGCCATTGCCCGGCGGCCAGCATCGTGGTCTTGTGATGTTCGGGGATGACCGCGCCGCAACTGGGGCAGGCATAGACGGCGGCCTGCGGCTCCCCGACCGGCCAGGTCAGGTGGTCCCATTGCAGCGGCTGGTAGTCGCCACAGTGCGGACAGGGCACGTGATAGCGGCGCTGGTCGGAGGCCAGCCATTCCTTGTGGATGCGGGACAGGCTTTCGATGGTCGGGGTGGAGACCAGGAAAATCTTGCGGCGCGGGAACGTGGTCGAACGCGCTTCGGCCAGGCTGATTGGGTCGCCCTCCCCGTCCAGGTCGTAGGGGTAGGCGTCCACCTCGTCCAGGGCCAGATAGCGGATGGGCAAGGAGCGCAACGAGGCGGCGCTGTTCGCCCCGGATAGCACGACCACGCCGCCGGGGTATTCCTTGAGCAGGGTAGTGTTGCCCGAATCGCGCGAGCGGGCCGGCGGAATCAGCTCGCGCAGTTGCGGGCTGTCATCAATCATGCCGGCCAGCCGCTGCTTGGAGAAGCGTTCGGCTACGTCAATCGTCGGCTGCACGACCATCATCGGCGCGCGTTGCGTGGCGATGAACCAACCGATCCAGTTCAGGATGATCTCGGTCGCGCCGACCTGGGCGGACTTGATGAAGACCACCCGGCGGGCCGGATGGTCGGGGCTCAGGCACTCCATGATTTCGCGGGTGTAGGGCGTGCGCGCGGTCCGCCAGGGCCCCGGCTCGCCGCTGCCCTTGGTCGGTAGCCGGCGATGCTGGTCGGCCCAACTGTGGACTCCCAACCGGGGCGGCGGCGCCAGTCCCAGTTTGGCAGCGCCAGCATGGGCGCGCCGGCCGTCAGCCATCGGCGCCCGCCTCGATCAAGCGGTCGGGAATTTGTTCGGCCATGCGCGCCATGTCGATCAGACATTGATCGAGTTCGGCCGCCAGCAAGGCATGAACGGCATCGGCGTTGCTTTCCGCCGCCAGCCGCGTCGCCAGCTTGTCGGGGATGCGTTCCATGGCCGCTCGGAGTTGTGCGTAGAGCGTGGTGTAGGCAAGCTGCACGTCGCGCAGCTCCACCAGCTCGCCGGCTTTCTGGCGCTCCCGCATTTCGGCGATGTTGGCCTCGTGGTACTCCCGCTTGGCGCGCGCCAGTTGCAGGTCGTAGAGGGACTGCGGAATGGCGGTATCGGGCAACGAGGGGGCGCCTTCGACCGGAGTGGCCGGCGCGCTATCGGTGGATGAGATCTTGATGCGCGGCCGGGTGTTCTTCTCCCATTGGATGTCCGCAACCTCGGGGTCGATCTTGCCGTCGATCAGCTTGATGCGACCGCTCTTGATGGCTTTCAAGACGGCGGTATGGTGGCAGCCCCGACGCCGGGCGTATTCCGTGGGGGTAATCAGTTCGACGGCCATGTGACCAAATGAGCCTTATCAATAGGTTAGTGACTGAGGATGTGCCTTATCGGGCGGGCTATGCCTAGAAGAAGATCGCCGCGCCGATTACCCGTAATCTGGCACGCACGGGAGTACCTTTTCATCATCGTGTCGTCGCCAGCGCGCGTTGAATCGCCCTCGCTGCTTCATCCGGCAATAGCCGAACCGCTTCCGCTGCAACAGTTGGTTCCCATTTCAGGATGGGGCGATATTGAGTGGTGGACACGAACAGGAACAGCGGCAGGATTGATCTACCTTGCGAACGCGAGCGAATGCGATAAATACCTGGGGTCAGGCGACTACGTTGCCCAGGTCGAATGACAAAGCAGCGGCGGTTGCTGGTGGCAATCCCACTGATGCCCGCATTCAACTCGGCGATGACCTTGGCGACTTCCGCCCGTTTGGGATTGCCATACGTATCCAGTGGCATCCCGCCCCCCGGCACCGCCCGCCAACCACTAGGCAACCAGCCTTTGCCAACTAGGAAGCGTTCTATGGCCTGATGGCCCCGCTTGCCGCCTTCCTCATGGGTTTCCAGGATCAACGCACGTTTCGGATCAATGTAGACTGTGGCCGTCAAGGTCTGCTTCGTGGCTTTCTCGACGCGCGTTGCCCCCTTGATCAAGGGGGTCGGCTTATCGAATGCCGCCTCAAGTCGCGCCCGGCTGGCTTTCTGCACGGCAAACGCCGTATTGTTAATCGCGACCATGGTCGCATACGGAATCTGTTCGGCGGCCAGATTCTGCAACTGGCGTTGCACCTCGTTTAATCCCCGAATATCCACTGTCATCATGGCCGTTGTCCGTAGTTGCAGCGCAAGGGAACGTGACCCGCATCCCGATAGCCATACGACGCGGCTTCCAGCGCTTTCACCCGCTCACACAACACCTGCCCATCGTGCGCCGTAAACCGGGGGCCTTGGTTGACGAACCGATAGAGCTGCCACGCCTGGAACATCAACGACCCGCCGAACACCAGCCCCAACAGCAGCCCGGTCCATTTCGACAACAGGATCACTTTAACCACGCGCGCATCGCCTCCATGGCCGTCGCCGCCGTCCCGATCGCTGCCAGCGTCCCGATTACGGCAATCACCACCCAACGCATGATGAGGCCCGCGCCGACCAGGTGATTCAGGGATTTTATGACCGGCCCTTGTTCGGCTTGACAGTCCACCAGCCGCTGCAAGGTGATATGGATGCTTGCCAATTCGGTCCGCACTTTGCGCTCCAGGTCTTCGGTATTCTGTTCGAGGTGCAACAACCGATCGGCATAGGTGCGATCCATTTCCCGCCGCAGGAATCGCGCCTCGGAATCCGGGTCGTTCATTGGCCGACTCGGGCCTTGACGACTTGTACGGCGGCTTCCAGCAGGAAATTCGCAGCGCTGACCTTCAACGACTTGCCCAGTTCCGCTACCCGGTCGAGGAGCATTTGCCGCGCCATTGCCAGCTTTTCAGCCCCGGCAAGATCGTCACGCTCGGCGAGCAGGTACACCGCATCTTGCGCCAGTGCCCACAACTCCCCGGCAATCCAGCGCATCAAGGCATTGACCGCAGCCAGTTTCATCGAACTCAGATTCATCGCTCACCTCAATAACGCCAGGAACAGTTAACGGTCGCCCCATCCACCAGAGAATTGATCGTCCAATCCCCGGTCAATCGGCGGTCTGACACCAAAATTGGGGACGGTCGGCACATCGCGCTGCAACTGACCAGCAGCAGCAGCATCAGCGCCAGCGCGATCAGGATCAGCGCCGCTCGCCCGAGCTTGCAGGTCGATGGGCGGCAGCGGTGCTGGTGGAACAGGGGCAGGGGTAGCAGCATCGGACAACAACACTCCCAGCAGCCCGGCGACGGCCATGCCGATCGCCATGATGTATTCCCACGCCATGGGGTCTAAGCTGACGCCCAGCGCGGTCAGCAGCCAGACGATCCCCCTCCACGAAGATCCCTCCTTTAATCTAGTTAACAACCATCTAAGCATGTTTCCATCTCCTTCTTTGCAGTATTTTACCGATTGTTACTCGATGAACACCATAACGATCTCCTATTGCTTTTTGTGTTAATCCGTTTGTTCTGAGATTCAAGATTTCTTGTATAGTTGATTCATTAAGTTTTGCATTAGGATGGATGCTTCCAACAACCATTGTCCCATGTTTTCTTGCGTCTTCTTTGTTTTCTGCGCTTGTTGCCCATCGAAGATTTAATAAACGGTTATTACATGCGTTGCCATCAATATGCGCGCATTCATGTTTATCAGTTGGTTGTTTGCCAACAAAAGTCAACAAAACCAAACGATGTAACCATATAGATTTTCTATTATTCTGATTATAAAGTTCAATTTTTATATGCCCATAAGGACGCTGTAGGACCTGCGCTAATACTTTCCCTTTTTTCCATGACGCATGATAGCAACTATCCGTCATACGTCGAACGCGCCCTAAATTAGATACTTCGTAAAGATGTCCAAACCCATCGACCGCAACCGGCTTCCAAATTTCTGTTTGCATCTCTTTTTCTGTAAAAGGGATGATTTCCGATGTCATCGCCGTATCCTTATGATTTAAGAAGTTCGCGCAGATGCCGTAGCAACCAATCCATCACGCCCCCAGTAGCAGGCCCAGCAGCCGGAAAGCGAGCAGCGGCAGGACCACGAAGCCCAGAAAGAACATCGCGACGATGAGCAGCCATTCCAACACGCGCAGCATCATGTCCGTTCTCTCGTGCAGCCCTGGCAGATCCACGCGCGGCTGGCCCCGTCGGCATAGCGGTAGAACAGCCGCCATTGCTCGCAGAAGCGGCAATACGCGACACAGGTTTGGCATTTCATCCCGGTATCCCCTCGCGCAGAAACAATTCCCGTTCGGCTTTCCGGCGCCGGGTCAATCCCGCCAGCGCGCGCACCTGGCCGGTTTTCGGATCACGCGCCTTGTTCCAGCGCGGCAGCTCGTCGGCGGCAGCGCGGTAGTTGCCCGCGTTCAGTTTTTTCAGCAACGTGCTCGCACTCAAGGCATTGCCACCGAGGTTGAAGGTGAACGAGGTCAACGCCGCGATCATCGAGTCGGTCAGCGGCACATCGACGAGAACCAGCACGGTCTCGTAAGCTTGCATCAGGTCCCGGTACAGGATGCCCTCAGCAGCCTCTTCGGATAACGGGGTTTGTATCCGCTCGTTGCCGCGAATGACGTGCCCCCAGCCCACCGTCTGCTTGCCGGCGGGGCAGAAATACGCCACGCGGGCAAACCCGCCTTGGGGGCCAGCCTCGAACGGCTTCACGAACTCGGCAGCCAGGAAGAGGGCTTTATCGGCCATCGCTGGTCAGCCGTAGCTGTTCTTGCCGGAGGGTCTCCACCGCCAGCGCCAAAATCATGAACAGGTCCCGCGCCGAATCCACCAGATATTCGATGCTCGCCTGCTTTGTCCAGTCGCTGTCATCGGGAAACATCGACTGGAATCGGTTGATGACCTCCTGAGCCAACGGCGGCAAAGCATCGGCGGCGTCCGGCCGGGTCAGCGGCGCCGCCCACTGCTGGAGCAGCTCGGCCAATCGCAGCGCATCCGCCGGGGCGAACTCCATGGTCGCATGGCCGGCGAACCGGATCAGGTTGCCGCGCGCTTCGACCAGGCATTCCGCGAACGGGTTTTGACCGGCCACGCAGGGGATAAACGCTTTCATCCAGTCGCTCCAGGTTCGTTAAAAAGACTGTACTCTTTTGTTATAGGGACAATAGGGACAAGATAGGGACAAATTTTTCTTTACGAATCAATCGTGTCCCTATGTCCCTATTTGTCCCTATAGGATTCATCAGGCGTAGGGGTGCGCGCGCGCGTAGGCGCATGTGTGCGTGCGCGGGGAATCGTATAGGGACATAGGGCAATCCTTTCGCAGTCAACAGGTTACGGGCGAAGAGATAGGGACAAGATAGGGACAGCAGATAGGGACATAGGGACAACATCAGGCCGACTCCCGCTCGTAGAGGTACTGGCGCGCGCCGTTCACCCGTTCGCGGGTGCGTTGGAACTTCAGCCGGGTCAGGATTCGCCCCAGCCGGATCTGATCGCCGCGACTGATCGGCGGCACGTTGCGCGCGTTCAGCCCGTAGATCGCCTCCTCGTAGAGGTCGTTGATGGAAAACTGGCAGGGCTTGCCGAGCGCGGCCATGGTTTTCTCCCGCTGGGCGATCCAGGCCGCCGCTTTCTCCTCCCAGGCGTCCACGTCGTAGCGGGCATCCTGTTCGCGGTCGGCGTCGGGAATCTCCCACCAGGTCTCTCCCTCCCGAAACCGCTGCAAGCCTTCCGCCCACAACTGATCGCGGTTCTGCTCGACGTACTCGACGTGGATGTCCTGGCACAACACCGGCAGGAAGCGCCGCATGCCCGTTTCGTCGAAGCCCCATTCCCGCTTGTTGGTATTGCCGACGAACACCACTTGGCGGGGATAGGTCCCGGAATGCCGGCCATAACTGGCGCGAAACGTGTCCTGCACTTGGGTGAGCACCTGCTTGATGCGGTTGGTATCGGCACGGTCGAAGGCCGACAGCTCGCCGAATTCCGCGCACCAGCAGCCGCGCAACGCCTGAAAGAAATCCAGGCTGCCCGGCGGGTAGCTGATTTCGATGTGCCAGCGGGCGCCGAACAGAGCCAGAATCAGCTTACTCTTGCCCACGCCCTGCTTGCCCTCCAACACCAGCATGGTGTCCACCTTGCAGCCGGGTTTCATCACCCGAGCGACGGCGGCCACGAAGAACGCGCGCCCCACTGCCTCGGTATAGGCGGTCTGGGCGGCTCCACAGGCGTCGCTGAAGAACGTGGGCAGGCGCGGGGTACCGTCCCAGGGCGGCAACTGTTCCAGCCAGGCCCGGACCTGATGGAACGGGTTCAGTTGCGCCGTCGCCGCCACCACCGCGCTGACCGTCTGATGGCGGGCGCGCATGGCGAAGGCCCGTTCCAGCCAGATACTCAACCAGACGTCGTCGGCATCCAGCCATTCGCCGACCTGCCCGCCGGCATAGGGCGGCACCCGGCGCTTGACGGTCTGGTAGCTCATTTCGTCGTAGGCCAGCACGCCGGCCCAGTGGGGATGGTGCTGGAGGATCAGTTCGATGTTGCCGGCGCTGGGCAGGATCTCGTCGCGCCCGTTGCGCCGCAAGTGGGCCTGCCAGTCACCGTCGCCATCCGCGCCATCCTCCGGGGGGGCGTCGGGCGGGGGGGGCGGCTCCTCGGGGGGCGGGCCGGGGGGCACGTAGCCGGCGTCCTTGGCCGCCGCGAACAGCGAACCCAGACTGACGGCATTCGGTCCGCCGCGCTTGAACGACGCCCACCGCCGCTGATGGTCGGCCAGATCGAACTTGCTGCTCCGGCCCGCCCATTCGGTCCACAGGGCAAAGCCTTGCGCGTCATCACCGCTGTGGTGCAGGGCCATGCCGACCTTCAACCACCCGTCGTAGGGTTCGGGGTCGAGATAGGCGAGGGCGGCGCGGAGGCGGCGGATTTCGCCGGGGTACAGGCGCGCGGCAGACGGCGGGGAAACAGCGTCAGGAAGGCCCCTGGGCGCGTCCACGATGCGCTCTAGCAACCAGTCCGGTAGGGGAGCCAGGGTCACGTCTTTGGGATGGCAGGACAGCTCCCATTCGTAGCGCCGGCCGCTGGCGTGGCTGGAGGGCGCGACCACGATGTAGCCGCCATCGCCGCGCACGTCCAATCCCGGTCCCAGATTTTCGACGCTGTTGCGGATCTTGAGCTGCGGGCCGGGATGGGCGAACAGGTAGTGATAGCCGCCACCGCCGGTCAGGGCTATGACGGTGAAGGGGAGTTGGCCGAACCGCTGGGTGAGGTCGAACAGCGAATCTTCGCCGAACTTGTGCGCGTCCACGTCGAGCACCACCAGGCCGCTGAGCGCGCCGGTGGGCACGCCGATGTTGGCGTAGGGGGCCAGCCGCCACCAGGTGGTCACGATCTCCGGGTCGCGGGTGGCGTCCTTGAGGCCCTGCGGGGCAAGCTTGCCGATGGGATGCTTGCCGGGGCGCTTGCAGTCGGCGTTGCCGCAGGTGCAGCGGCCGTCCTGAATGCCATGCACCGGGAACACCGGCCACTGGAACCGGTTGACGTAAGCCAGCGCGGCGGGGAGCAAGTTGGGCGGACTGGATTCGGCGGGCGCGGTCATAACGGCGCGTCCAGGTTGCCGGTGAAGTCCAGCAGCAGCTCGGCGTCGTAGTAATCCTGGCAGTCCATCAACCAGTCAGGGTCATCGGCCTGTTCCAGGTCTACGCAGACGGTTTCCTCCGTGACGGTGGAGAGAAAATCCAGCAGCGCCACGATGTACTCGACCGCGTAGGAGCAAAAAGGCGATTCGATCCACAGGCCGTATTCGGCCTTTCCTAAATCCAAACCCGGCTTTATAATTTCATTCATCGCATGACTCCTACATAGTCATCGTGATAGCCCGCTACGCCGATTGACGGTCGGCCAGTGGGCGGGTCAACCCCTCTTCGGAGGGGTTTGCTTTTTCCGCGTCGTTGAGCAGCCGCAGCAGCTCCCAGGCGCAGTTGCGGCGCGTCCGCGCCATCATCTTGAGCGAATCCTTGATGTCGCTGGCGGAAGGCCGCCGCGCGGTCTCCTCGTCCTCGCGGCTGCGTAGCATCCATGCCGCCGCCAAGGCCCGCACCGTCCGCTTTTTCATGGTGCATCGTTCGGTTTGGGCACGAACAACGAGCACGAAATGGTATCGCGGCCTTCTTCGGTAGGGATTCCCGCCGGGTTGAACCAGCGGCTGAGGGTCATCCACTCATTGCCGTCATCACCCTGCCAGATCGCCCCGATGTTTTGCCAGACGCCCTTCTTCTCGCCGTTGCGGTCGGTATAAGTGCGGGTTTTCACCACCACATCCTTCACTTTGCGCGTGCTCATGGCTGTTCTTCCAGGGCGATGAGTTGATTGAGGTAATCGCGGGCCTTGTAGAGGTCATCCAGGCCACCCTTGCCCTGCCCCGTCGCGTTAAACCGCGCCAGGTACTTCAGGCAGTTGGCGAGATAGGCCCCGGTCAACTGTTCCGGCGTCAACCACGCGCCCCAGGCATCCCACGGCTCGATTTTCATCGCCCGGTAATGGGCGGTGCGTTCGCTCATGCCGCCTCCCAGCCGCCGATGCAGGCGTCCAGGAACGCCGGCGCATAGTGCTGTACCTCGTCGGGGTCCACCGGCGCCGGTGGCGGGGGTGGCGGAACCGCAGCCCGAATCTGCTCGCGGGCGAACCGCGCCAGCTTGAAACACGCCGCCTCGTGCAGGCAGTTGCTCGGGGCGCAGGTCATGACCGTCGAGATCGCCGTTTCCAGCGCCTCATCCATAGGAATCATTCGTTCGCTCCAGGGGAAGAAATGCCCGGTTTGCCCGCCGGGCACGGGTCCACCACCAACAGGAGGAGAAACGGGGAAGGAGCACCCCTTCGCGCTTGTTCGCCGATGATGACAGCCCGGACAACGCGCGGTCCGGTGGCCCGACAGTGACCGTGGGCGCGGCGGGAAGGTAAACCCACCGGCTTGGAGTGTGCCGTTGTGGCCAAAAGAATCATGTCAGGCGGCGCGCTGGAGCATTTCGGCGCACTCGACGCCAATTTCGCGGGCGGTCACTCGCCCGCCGGTGGCGCGTTCGATGGCCGCCGCATGGCGAGCGAGGAGCTGAGTGTTCCCCGATTTCCACAAATGCACCGCCTGCTGGCTGACGCCCACTTGGTCGGCCAGCGCCTTCGCGCCGCCCAGAATCTCGATAGCCCTTTTGATCGTTTCCATGGCGGGCAAGCATACAAGCTAACTTGAGGCGGTGCAACCCCCCTTGCTTGACACTAAAGCCGGCTTGAGTAGTCTAAAGGGATGAGCGACAGGGGATTGACGCGGATGAACACCATCGGGCAACGCATTCGGGCCTTGCGTCAACTTCGGCGGATGACGCAGACCCAGGTAGCGCAAGCGGCGGGCATCACCCCGCAAGCGGTATCGGACATCGAGATCGGCAAAACCAAGGCGCCGGCTTACCTTTCGGAACTGGCGCGCGCGCTGAACACCACGGCGGAATTCTTGCGCTACGGCGACGAGATCCGGGAACCCGCCCCGACCTACCAGGCCGACCTCGACAAGATCACCGAGATCGTGACCACGGGGCGGCTGGAACCGAAAGAGGTCAAGGCCATCCGCCAACTGGCGGAAACGCTGGCGCTGTAAGCGGCGAAAAACGCGGCAGGAGGGGCGCGGGATTTTTTGCGGCTATGGATTCAAGACCGCTTGCAATCCCTCAAGCAAGCTTGATATGATTCCCTCAACCCGTCACCTGCCGCTCTTCCCTAGAGCCGGCTGGCGCCGAAGGCAGGCGGCGGGCCCATCCTCCTTTGGTGGTATTCCCGCCAGTCCAGGCCCATGAAGGGCTGGCGGGCTTTTTCGGAGACAGCCCATGAAAACGACGACTTACCCCTACCACTTCGCAATCAAGGACCGGGACGGCAACGCGCTGAATCCGCCCGCGCCCCGCCCGAATCAAACCAGTCAGCGGGCCTTCGAGCGCGCCCGCACCCAGGTATTAGCCGAGAAACAAGCCGCCGACCGTGCCCAGCGCGACGCCGCCCGGCTGGTGCTGGCCGGCGATCACCCAGCGCCCACGGTGCAGGAAGACCTCCAGGCGGTTCGGCGGCGGCCATTGGATGCCCCGATGGCTACGCGCGGCGAATCGCCCGATTGGCAACCGGAGAAGTCCTACCGACTGGACGACGTGGTGGAACCGATCGGGGTGGGCCGCGCCGTACTGACCCTGCTGCTGATGGCGACCAGCTTCATCGCCGGCCTGATGGTGGGGAGGTGGGTATGAGCACCGACGAGTTCATGATTTTTTTGGTGGGGTATTTACTGGCCGTGGCGGATGATGACCAGCCGCGCACCGTGTACCACGACCGCATCGACGGCTACCTCATGCCCGTCTGCGAGAAGGTGGAACGGCCATGGCGCTGACCTTGATGGACCTCGGGGAACTGACCCGGAAAACCCTGCGCGGGCTGGGCGCCATTACCGCCGGCACCCGCAGCGAGATCGCCGAGGCGTCTGGAATTTCCAAGCAGCAGGTTTCGTCGGCGCTGAACCGACTCTATAACCTGGGGCTGGTGACGGAACCCCCCACCATGGGCGGCGCCTGGTCCCTCACCCATGCGGGCGCGGAACTGCTGTTATTCCCGTCACGAGCCCTGCCCGAATCACCCGCGCCAGAACCGAAACCGGAGTCGGAGCCGGAAGCCGAGCAGGAACTGGAACCGGTTGAGGAATTTGTCATTCCCCAGGAAATCATCCCCGACACGTCCCCCATGCTGCGGCAGCGGGAAATTGAGGATGCCCTGGCCCTGGTCCGAGCGCGGTTGCGCTGCACGCTGCTGCCGGCCAGCGCGGTGCGCATCCATCGGGAAATCATGAACAGCCTGCCGGCGGTGCTGCGCGAGGAGTTGATGCCCATCGAGTTGATGATCCTGGCGGCGAGCGAGTGATGGAGGGGCAGTTACGGCTGGGCAAGGCTGGGCAGGCGGGGCGGGGCACGGCGGGGCGGGGCGTGGCCCGGCGAGGCAGGGCAGGCAGGGCAGGCAAGGCTGGGCTTGGCACGGCACGGCGCGGCACGGCTGGGCAGGGCGGGGCAGGCTCGGCGTGGCGGGGCTTGGCGGGGCGTGGCACGG